GTTTCCCAGTCACGATCAGAGTAGGAAAAACTGCGCGCCGCATATCAGTTGCGCCCAGAATTGTTCACCTGCTTCAAGAATGTTTAGCAAATGAAACAAATACATACAGTTGAGACAAATGGCTGATCCAGGCGCGCCGAGAGGAAATCAGAATGCAGTAAAGGGCACGGAGTGGCGTGACGCTATTCGTTATGAGCTTGCGAGGCTGGGCCGACAGGTAGAGGGAGACGACCCTGCATACCGTAAGGGCCTAAGACAGTGCGCTCAGGAATTTATAAAAGCTGCCAAGGCGGGTGAGATGTGGGCCCTTAAGGAGCTGGGCGACAGGACAGACGGCAAGGCCAGCCAATCGGTAGAGCTGTCAGGACCTGATGGCGGTCCGGTTGCAATACTTCCATTTCAGTTCACTGATGCCAAAGACCCTTCAGCTACCGAGTAAGCTCGAACCCGCAGTTCATGCGATTATCGATAAGACGATACGCTACCTGATTTTGTATGGTGGTCGTGGCTCTGCCAAGTCATGGTCTATCGCGAGAATACTGGTTCAGGTTGGCCGACATGTGCCGTTGCGCATTCTCTGCACCCGGGAAATCCAGAAATCCATTGAAGAGTCTGTTTATCAGCTGTTAATCGATCAAATCGAGATGCTAGGGTTTGGCGGTTTCTACAAGGCCACAAAGAATTCAATCGTCGGTCAGAACGGCACACAGTTCATATTTGCCGGGCTGAGACAGCAGGACATTACCAAGCTCAAGTCTTTGGAGGGTGTGGACATATGCTGGGTTGAAGAGGGCCAGGTGGTTACAGAGGGCTCCTGGAAGGTATTAACGCCAACCATTCGCAAAGACGGCTCAATTATTATCGTCAGCTTTAACCCTGAACTTGATACCGATCCGACTTACGTCAGGTTCGTTGAGGAGCCTCCGCCCAACTCCATGATTATCAAGATGAACTATTCTGATAATCCGTGGCATGGGGATGTTCTGGAGGATGAACGCAAACACCTCTACGAAACGGACAAGTCTTATGGCAAGGCCGTGTACAAGAACGTCTGGGAAGGCGAGTGTATGCCAGCCGTTGAGGGGGCGATATTTGCCGCAGAGGTTGCCAAGCTTTACGAGGAAAAGCGAGTAAGGCCACTGGATTACGATACGACTGGCTTGGTTTATGGAATAATGGACCTTGGTTGGGGCGTGATGACAATGGTCATTGCACAGCGTTTCGCATCAACAGTGCAGATTATTGGTTATCGTGAATGGACGCACACCACGTATGATCAGGCCACTCGGGAACTGGAAAAGCTGCCGTATCGATGGGGCAAGATATTCATGCCACACGATGCGTCACACAAGGACCCGAAGTACGGCAAGAGCCACAAAGACGTTATGGGAGAACTGGGATGGAAAGTAGAGGACATTCCCCAGGTGGGTGTTGAGAATTACATATCGCTTGGCCGGGATATGTTTTCCAACCTGTATGTATCGGATAGTGAGGACTGCAAGCAGCTGGTTCATTGTTTGAGGCGATGGCGTCGGCAGATACCGCAGACCACCAACCATCCTGGTGCACCCATGAAAGATGAGTTCAGTCACGATCAGATGGCGTATTGTTATACCGCCGTGGTTGCTGACCAGTTAATCAATGAAGTAGCGACCCCGACAAACCCGTACAAAGGATTCCAGAGTGGATACGCAGCTTAAAGGCGAAGAACGCGCCAAGGACACCAAAGAGAAGGTCAAAAACTCTACAGAGGAAGACCTCATCAAGCTTATTCGCAAACGATATAAGTACATGTCCGATGCGGACCATGACAACCGACTGGATGCTATGGAGGACTTGAAGTTCGTCAATGAGCCGGGATGGCAATGGGACGAGAACATGAAGCAAGAGCGGGGTCAGCGACCCTGCTATGAGTTCAACAAGCTTCGCATTACCTGCAAGAGAATTATCAATGACATTCGCGCCAATCGGCCGTCAGGCAAGATCAGGGCGGTAGAGAATGGCGATAAAGAGCAGGCGGACATTCGTGAGGGGTTGGTCAGAAACATTTGGAACACCTCCGATGGTGATTCAGCAATGGATTACGCGGCTGAATTCCAGGTTGCTTGTGGTATGGGTGCCTGGAGGGTCGATACGGTTTACTCGGAAGACACTGGCTTTGAGCAGGACATCAAGGTAAAGCTGATTGAGAATCCGTTTTGCCTGTATGCAGACCCCTCCTGCAAGGACCCGTTAAAACGTGATGCCGACGACTGGATACTGACAGAGAAAATATCCTTCAAGGAATATGAGACCCGTTATCCGAAGGCGGATCGAGTGGACTTTGAGGAGATAGCGGAATTTGACGATGATGACGAATGGCAGGATGAGCAGTCCGTTCGCATCGCGGAGTATTGGTACAAGGAACCCGCGGTTAAGGAATTGTGGTTGATGGAGGACGGCAAGGTTGTTGACTCAACCACTGATGAGGCTAAAGCCATGCTCCAGGACCCGGAGATCATGGAAACGGTCAAGAATAAGCGCATGGTCAATACGCACAAGATCATGACATGCATTGCATCGGGCGAAAAAGTATTGGAAGGGCCTACAGAGTGGCCGGGCAGTAAGTTCCCGTTTGTCATGGTGTATGGTGAGCACATTGTTGTTGATGGTGACAAGATGTGGTGGGGCATTGCGCGCTTTGCCAAAGACGCTCAAAGGTCCTATAACGTGGCGCGTACCGCTATATCAGAAACCATTGCAATGGCGCCGAAGGCCAAGTTCTGGGCTACGGTGGACCAGGCATCAGGGCTTACAGATCAGTGGTCCGAGTCTCACAAGAAGAACCTGCCGTTTAACCTGTACAACGCCGACCCAAAAGCGCCAGGCCCACCGCAGAGAATGGGTGGTGCTGATGTGCCACAGGCGTTGATTGCCGAGTCTCAAATAGCCTCACAGGAAATCAAGGAGGTTACCGGGATATTTGATGAATCGCTGGGAGCTGAGGGCGATTCCTCTTCTGGTAGAGCGGTATACGCAAGAGCCCAGCAGGGCGAGATCGCGACCTTTAACTACCAGGACAATATTGCCAAGGCCATCAAGCTTACCTACGAAATCATTCTTGATTTGATTCCGCACGTTTACGACACCGAGCGGGAGTTAAGAATACTGGGCTCTGATGACACTGAGGATTATGTTCGTGTCAACCAGGTGGTTTTTGATCCAACGACGGCCAAGAGCATGAGGGTCAATGATTTGGCGGCTGGCAAGTATGATGTCACGGTCACTGTGGGTCCAAGTTTTGCGACCAGGAGGCAGGAGGCGACCGAGATGTACAGCGCCATTACTGACAAAAACCCGGAATTGATGGGCATTGCGGGCGATTTGATCATGAAGTCTATGGACCTTCCGTATGCTGAGGACATTGCCGAGCGCATGAAGGTGATGCTGCCGCCACAAATTCAGCAGATGATTGACCAGGACAAGAAAGTGCCGCCGGAGGTTGCCGAGGCCATGAGGCGCGCTGATGCTGCCATGCAAGAGGTTCAGCAGTACGGGCAGCTGGTCCAGCAGGCAGCGGATGAGGTTAACCAGGACAAAGCCAAGGCCGAGGCCGACAAGGCGGAGGTACAGAAAGAGATTGCTAATCTCAAGACGGCGGAGGCTCAGTTTGAGGCCAAGGTGGCCAAGTTGCTGGCTGACCTGACGCTGAAAGAGGCCGGTATTTCGACCAAGACCGCGCAGGCCACGATGAAAATGGCGGGTTTTAGCGAGAAAGCGGCCAATACAGAGATCGATCGAGCATCAGAGGTTGTTGATACGACCCGGGCACTGGATGACATCATGAGCCAGTTCATGACCGCGGTGGATGATGTGCTTGGCAACCTGGGTGAGAAGTCAGAAGAACTTGATAAACGCACCTCCCGCAAGGTAGTGGGTGGTGCAACACGGCGAGAAGGTGGTAAACTCGTCGCGGACCTGCAGTTTGATGATGGCACCGCTAGTAGCGTCACTGCCATTAGAGGGCAAAGCGGGCTTGAGATAGTACCGAACGACCCGCCGGGAGGCGCACACCCCTGAGGTGATCCATGCAAGACGAAACACCCCTCGATGAGGGTTTTGGTGCAGACGCGAGTCTTGAGCCACCAGAGGAAGTAACGGATGCGGAGGCGGAAGTTACAGAAACTGACAAGGCACAAGAAAGCGAAGCCGAATCACCACCGGCCGACGAGGAAAACGTCGAGAAAAAAACCAATTCGGCTAAAGACCGAATCGATAAGCTGACCGAACGTTTTAGGAGTGCTGAACGGGAGTTGGCGGAACGAGAAAGGAAGATTGCGGAGCTTGAAGACCAGCTAAGCAAGGTTCCCAAAGAGCCGCTCAAGACCCTGAAGGACTTTGAGTACAACGAGGAAGAGTACGGCGCCTATATTGTGGAGCGTACCGAGGCCATCGCGACAAAAGCGGCGGAGCAGGTAGCAAAGCAGTACGTTGATAAAGCCGACTCAAGTGAATCAGAATCGGAGTACGACAAGCGCGAGAGGGCTTTTGAGAAAGAGTTTCCGGACTTCAGGCAGAAAGCGTATGACCCTGATTTACGGATATCCGAATCAATGGCCCAGGTTATCAAGGAGACAGATGTTGGCCCTGAACTGCTTTATTACTTAGGTAATAATCCGGACGAGGCCAGCGTTATATCCAGGATGTCACCGGTAACGGCTGGCATGGAGTTGTCTGCACTGGTGACCAAAATTCGCTCTGAAAAGGATGTTGCTTCTAAGAAGTCGGCCAGTAAAACGCCTCCGCCGCCTGCAACGATCGCAGGTAAGGATGCCGGGTTACGGGTATCTACAACAGCCCCGTCCTCAGATAAGCTTTCTGATGATGAGTGGTTCAAAGCGGAGGAGGTACGTTTAGCTAAACTAAGAGGATAGTTCTTTGCCTAACAGTATACTCACCCCGACGCAGATTACGCGCAAGGCGTTGATGGTTCTGCATCAAAAGTGCAACTTCGTGGGCAACGTCAATAACCAGTATGACGACAGGTTTGCCCAAACCGGCGCGAAAATTGGTACCAGCCTTAACATCAGGATGCCTGCAAAGTATTCTGTTCGTACTGGTGCCGCTCTTTCCACCCAGGATCACATTGAGCGATCAACGCCACTGCAGGTAACGTCGCAGTACGGTGTTGACGTATCGTTCACCTCTGTTGAGCTGACAATGGACCTTGATGATTTTTCTGAAAGAATCATTGAGCCGGCGATGGCCCAGCTGGCGGCAAAGATCGAGGGTGATTGTTTTTCAGCGGCTTACAAGCTGGTGAACAACTACACCAACGCAACCACAAACGCGTTGCTGACGTACAAGAACTTCCAGAAAGGTGGTGCGAATATTACCAACCAGCTGGGGCCTTTGAGTCAGCGTTCTGCTTGTCTGTCTCCGGACAGCCAGGTTGAGTTCAATGACGCCGTGAAGGGGTTGTTCCAGTCGCAGGAGAACATTCGCAGACAGTACCGTGAGGGCCTTATGGGTCGTACCGGCGGGTTTGATGTGTATGAAAATACGCTCGTTCCCTCTCATACCACGGGCACGCTTGCGGGATCGCCTGTTACCAACGGTGTGGCTTTGGGCGTATCAAGCACTGACAACGTATGGGCCTCTGGCACTGACCTGTCGGTTGATGGCGCTACCTCCACAACCACGCTGAAGGCTGGCGACATTATCACCATTGCCAATGTCTACGATGTTCATCCGGAGACAAAGGTTACTCGCGGCAAGCTGAAAACGTTTGTTGTCCAATCTGATGTCACGCTGACCACGGCGGCAACGGCTTACACCGTGTCTGTCAAGCCGGGACTGATTTATGGTTCTGGTAATGCGTATCAGAACTGTGCGCTTTCCGGTGCATCGGACACTGATGGCAATGCCGTGACGCTTATTGGCGCGGTGGGCTCGGCCTTTGGTCAGGACCTGCAGTTCCACAAGGATGCGTTCGTGTTTGCTACGGCTGACCTTGAGGATGTGTCCAAATACGGCGCCTGGGGCGCGCGAGCGCAGAAGGACGGAATATCCATGCGTATTGCCCGCCAGTACGCGATTGGTACGGATACCGTGCCTTGTCGTATCGATGTGTTGTGGGGCTTTGCCGGACTTTATCCGGAACTTGCCAACCGGCACATGTACGAATTGGACCTGCTATAACCGTGTAGGGTTTTGGGGGCGTTTATCGCCCCCTTTTTTCATGATATTTATAGTATTTATGATTCTCGTATCAGGCGATGTTATTGCCGACAAGATATCTGTCTTGTTTTCAGGCGAGGCCAAAACGTGGCACGGGTGTGCAGACCCCGATGAGCCGGGCGAATGGGCGGAGGTCGAGGTTTATCACCTTGAAACGGATTTTGTTCTTTCTTCTGGTGTCGTACCTATTGCTAACGGCATATTCACTTACTCGTCAAGTATCAATGTGGTTGGCATGATCGCCGCCAGGGCAAGGGCCTGTAATGACGAGGGATGTAGCGACTGGCTGGAAAGTTTTGATTCGCCGGGGGATAATCCGTCTTGTGTGGGTCATTCATACATTTATTCAATACTTGCACCACCAGGTGCGCCGGAGATTTAGATGCCATTAACAGGAAAACTGCAACCGACCAAGTTACGGTTTGCGCCAAGTCCCTCGCCCGACGTTGTCGGGTACCGGGTTTATTACTCGGCCGACATGGATATTTCGGACTACGAGACAGAAGAATTTGTTGACGTTGGTTCCGAGACCGAGATCGATGTTGCCACACTGGGATTGCCGGACGGTCAATACTGGTTTATGGCAGTGGCTTATGATGGCAAAGGTCATTTGTCTGCGGGGTCAGAATCCGGCCCTTTCGTATTGGACCTGACGGCTCCGGAACCTGCCGGTGCTGTAGAAGAGGTGGTTGGCTAAACCGATTTTGCTGTTTTATCTGCAGGCTTTTCAGGAGCTGATAATGTACGACGAAAAGACGAAAACCTGGGTGGGAGAGCCTCCCAAAGACAAGCCAAGGCGTTTTAATGAGTCGCTGGGCGTTTGGGAGACGGTTGACGAGGTAGTTGATGAAGCGCCTGTAAAAAAGGCCAAGAAAAAGGTGAAAAAGAAATAGGAGAGAGGCATGGGTAAGAAGCGTGAAAAAATGCCGTACGTGTTTATCGCGACACCGGCTTACGATGGCAAAGTTGACAGTGATTTTGCACAGTCGTTGATCGAGGCGTCACAGGCAGCAACCATCTTCGGCATTCGTGTTACCGGTGCGATCATGGGTAACGGGGCGTTTATTGATCTTGCTCGCAATACGTTTGCGCGCCTGTTCTTGCAGGAAAACCCTGAGTGCTCGCACTTGTTCTTTATTGATTCGGACCTGAAGTTTGAATCAAGGGCATTTGTGGAACTGGTACGAAACTGCACCAAGGACAGACCGGTTGTCGCCGGTGCTTATCGCAGGCGCGAGAAGAAAGAAAACTACCCCATTATGTGGACGCCTCACCCGGAGGAGTCGGAAAAGAAGGGCGAGGACTGCTTGTGGATCGAGGACCCGGGCTGGTTAATGTGCTCCAGGGTGCCGACCGGCTTTTTGTGTCTGCATCGATCGATCGTGCAGAAAATGTCCGACAAGGCGCCGAAGGTTAAAATTCACGGCCAACCCGATGTGCCGAGGCTGTTTTACACCAAGCTCGATAAGGACAACCGCTTTGTCGGTGAGGACTTTTGCTTCTGTGATGATTACGTGGAGCAATCGGGCAAGCAGATTTACGTCTGGCCGGACTTTAACTTCGTGCATGGTGGTCTTGAGTGCAATTACCAGCAATGGCTGGCCGGCCAGGTTGAAGAAAGGGCCTCGCTTCGACGCCTGGGCAGGAGTGCTGCCTGATGGAACTATTGGTCGGATGCGGTAATCGTCGTGGCAAGAACGTCACGTTCGAGAAAATACCGGAAAACTGGATTGAGCTTGTCACGCTGGATGTGGACCCAGGCGTTAATCCGGATGTGGTGCATGATCTTGAGAATCTTCCGTTGCCCTTTGATGACAACATGTTTGATGAAATTCATGCGTACGAGGTTCTAGAACATACGGGCCAGCAGGGAGATTGGCGGTTCTTTTTTAACCAGTTTTACGAGTTCTGGCGGATAATGAAACCCGGCGGGTACATGATGGGCACTTGTCCGTTATGGGACTCGAAATGGGCCTGGGGTGATCCAGGGCATAAACGGATTGTGTCGCCGGAGTCGATGATTTTCCTGTCTCAGGAGCAGTACGAGCTACAGATTGGAAAAGGCGCTATGACCGATTACCGGGAGTGGTGGGAGGGCGACTTTGACATGATCGCCAAGAGCGAGGACATTGCGAACCATACCTTCGGATTTGTTATACAGGCAATCAAATGACGATAGCGACACTGACACTTATTGAAGACGCTTTGAGAGACATCAACGTTATTCAGGAAACAGAGTCTGCCTCGGCTGAGCAGGGAAGTTATTGTCTTCGCCGGCTAAACCAGATGATGGCAACGCTTAAAGAGAGCGATGTTGATGTGGGCTACTTCGCGCAAAAAAACACAACAGGAGATTGTCCAATTCCTGACTGGGCAGAGCTCGCAATTACCAATCTCCTGAGTGTGGCCGTTGCACCGAAATACGGCGCCACCGTATCGCAGGAACTTGATGCGATGATAAGCAACACAGCCACTACTTTGAAGCGCAAGATGATCAGTGAAAAGCTGGATAATGCGGACTTGACCCACATGCCAATCGGGCAAGGTCATTTGGGCCGCGGGTACGACATTCAGCGAGACAGCTAATTGAAGATCAACCTACCTGTATCTTCATACCAACTTCGGAGCCGGCCGGCCAGCACCTCTCGGCTGGTTAATTGTTTTGCGGAGTTAATGCCTGCTGGTGGTAAGACACCGGTTATGGTCACACGCTCGCCTGGTGTTGCTGCGTGGGCAACGGTCGGCTCCGGACCTATCAAGGGCATGTACTCCGCTCATATTGAACTCACGACAGGGCAGGCAGAGTATCTGTACGTCGTTTCAGGCGATGAACTTTATTACGTTGATAGCGAGGCGTCCGCGACGTTAATTGGCAACGTGGGCGATCCCAATCGCATTGATATGGATTCCAATATCACCAACCTTGTGGTGGTGAACCAGCCCTTTGTCTACCGATGGGACGGGACGGATTTTGAGCAACTGACCGACCCTGAATTAACCGACAGGGGCGCCGGCGATGTGGAGTTCCTGGATAATTTCATGTTGTTTCGAGAGCCTGAGTCGGGGCGTTTTTTCAGCGCCGAACTGGGCTCAGCCGAAGACTTTAATGCGTTGAAGTTTGCTACCGCCGAGTCTAACCCGGACAACCTGGTGGGCATGAAAGCGCACAACGGCATGTTGCACAACTTCGGGCAAAAGGTCCTTGAATTGTGGGAGAACACAGGGGCCGCAGGATTTCCGTTCACCAAGATCATCAACGGCGAGGTTGAGATGGGATGTCTTAATTCACGAACGGTGGCGGAGCTCGATAATTTTCTTTACTGGCTGGCGGATGATTTTACCGTCCGAAGGCTTGAGGGACTGACGCCGGTCAAGGTTTCCACGTACGCCGTGGACCAGTTTTTGTCAGCGGCAACCGCGCATACCGCAGAGGCGTTTACCTACGAGCAGGACGGTCACTTCTTTTATGTGCTGTCATTTGATGAGGGCACCTATGCGTATGATGTAACGACCGGAGAGTGGGCGGAAAGACAGAATTACGGGCTTGTTTCGTGGCGATATCGAACGCACGCGCAATTCGCTGGCAAAGAACTGGTCGGGGACCATGACAGCAATAAAATTGGATACCTGACGTTTGATGATTACCGACATCACGCCGACATACAAAGAATGGAATGGACGTACCAACCGGTTTATGCGGACGGAATAAGGGCGTTTCATGACCGGTTGGAAATTGTCATGGAAACAGGCGCCGGCCTTACAACGGGCCAGGGGTCTGATCCTAAAATTATGCTGCAATTTTCAGATGACGGTGGTAGCACATGGAAGTCGGCACCGGATAAATCCCTGGGCGCCAGGGGTCGCAGGCTGGTAAGGCCGGTGTGGCACAATCTTGGCTCATCAAGACAGCGGGTGTATCGATGCGCGATCAGTGACCCGGTTCCGGTAACGATTACGGACACGTTGCTGGAGGTCAGGGGCGGGAAGTTGTGAGCCTCAAGCCTTTTCGGGTACTGCCAAACTCACTCGCGGAGTGGGCCAGGTGGTGTAAGGACCAGTCGGTACATCCTGAGGATTTGGGTACATTTACCGGCTTGATCGTGACTGGGAAAC